GAGGAACAATTTAAAGACGTTACAGTGCCCTTGCTGCTAAAGGTGGACGATCTTCTGCAAAAATTCGGGGTGGATGTGTTGACCATACCAATAATGAACCGGGCGTTATATGAGAGGTTGGGGTATTTTTTCAATCCTATTTATCGCAGTCTTTTTGTAGATCAGGATTTATATCACGTAGTAAATAACATGGGCGCTATTCGCTTTTGTCCTGAGTTGAAATTTCCCCATGAACATTATTGTAATGGGAAGGCCTCTATGGATCAAACCTACGAGCGCTCCAATAAGAATTGGATTTCGGGCAAACATACATATGCAAGACGTAAAGCGGAGGGGTTTAGATAATGAAGCTATCCATCTTAATCTGCACCCTTGATGCCCGCGTTGAACAGTTCAACAAACTATTTATTGAACTTGACCGGCAGCGAGATAACCGTAACACCACTTTGGAAATATTGGTAGAAGTTAAATTGATCCTCGCTTAAATTGTCTTTCAAAAACCCATTATCGGGTATTACATAACGGTGCATTTTATTTGTGTGCCCTGTGCCGCCCGCCACCCCTTCACCGTGGCCTTTCATGCCAATGGCTAAAACCTTATCAGGACTTATTAGCTTCATGTTCATTGGCCATTTCTCGTTATGGCTCCAAAGCCACATATCAACAAACCGCCAATTATCTGCCGGCCAGTTCAATTCAATGTCTGGCTTTAAACACGTACACATCATTGACGCGCGGCCAGGGTGTAAGTACTTGAAATAGAAGCCCATTGGCAGGTGATAGTAATAGGTATAATCAATTCCGAATAAATCAGGCTTTCGCGCGGCTTGGTATTGTTCGTACATGTAAAGCAGATAGTCGGGGCTATACCAATCATCGTTTTCCATACAGGCAATCATTTCAATGCCTTGATTTCTTAGTTGATCGTAACCCCATTTATAACGCTTAGTAATGTCATAGCCTGAATTCTCAGGAGGTGCGTGAACATGCGATACTACTATTTCACCAAGATGGCGAAAGGTTTGTTCATCCAATTGGGCAAGGATATTGGCCGTCATTTTAGGCCGGTCACCTTTATCTGGAATTATTACACCTATTTTCATACGTTAAAAAAAGCGACCACCGCCACAGTGGCCGCCTTTCCCCTTAACCTGTCTAAACTACTATTGGCTTTAATCATGAGTATTAATAAGAACGTTTGGCTCTAACTTGTTGATAACAAAAGTAAGTAAAAGTTTCATTTGTTTACGGGCTTAGTTAATCCAATCGGGTTTTAACTCAAGTTCTTTCTGTTCTTGTTTAACCTCCATTGCATTTCCTCCCCCATGTGCGTTCAAATAGTATCGGTTAGTTATTATGTTGAAAAATGCATCTACTTCACCTGGGCGACCGTTCAGTTTTTGATTCTTCATTTTCCATACTTTTATCTTTACATCGCCTGTATATTTACCGTCTTGCTTGATTGAATGTATTGCGAAAATACAGTCCGACTTATTCCACCACATCGACCCTCCAAATAGTTGATATGGGCCAGGTATTTCATGCGCTTGATTTGGATCGCGTGGGGTCTTTGGGTGCTCTATGCAAAAGAAAATTACCCTTTCCGTATGCGTAAAGTGAACGAACTTATTAAGCGTGTCTTTCAATTGCAAGGCCATGTTTGGATTCTCTTCATCGTTAGTTATAGAGTTGAAGGGGTCAAGCACAAACACCTTACAACCATATTCATTTTTAAGTTGTTTAAAGTCCTCAATAATGTTTTCCGGTGCTGGACTGTCATCGTATTCAACAAAGTAAATCCATTCCTGCAACCAATCTAAAGCCCTTATGTATGCTTCCTCTGAACAGCAGTCCGAATAATGACGATCCGTTGAACGTCCTAAAAAGCAATGCGCCATAGTTGCTATAAATGATTCTACCGGATAAGACTCAGGCGAATAAAAGCCAATTTTTCGCTTTGAAATTATGGCCTGCAGGATTGCTAATTGCATAACGAACTCAGACTTACCGCTACCTGGCCAGCCGGTTACCGTGTAAAAATAGCCCGGCCTGATCTTCAAATGAGGGTCAAGGAATGTAAGCCCGGACGGCTCCCCGACCTGAGACCCCTTCTGAAATTGATCTAACACCGATTCCCGGTAGTCGTTTATCCGCTTAATCATCGAATTTGAAATTATGGTTATCCCGTATGTAGTCGGCCATAACCTGATCGACCCTACTCATTTGCTCATATTTTGCCCGGTTGCCAATTTCCAACGCTTGCTCTCTAATTCGCATTAGGCGCAATGATTTTACTAAGGGGTCTTTCCATAGGGCTATTGTCTCAACTGCTTTCCTGGTGGCTTGTAGGGGCATTGTCGTACGTCCTAGCTCTTTCATTGCCCGTTCCGTGGGTATGTCGGAAAGAATTCTCATAACATCTTCAAACGGATCAACCGAGGGAACCAGGGGCGCTGGTTCCGATGGTGTCAAGTTCAGGTTGTTTTCTGTTTGCATCTTTTAAGGTTTTTGCGATACGTTCCGCCTTCCGTTCAGGGTCAGCATCTTTCATTTTTTCTATCCAATCCGCTTCCATGAATGACATTGTAAGCGTTTCTATCTTGGTTGGAAATACCAGCCGGTTCATTTCGTAGTGGGTTTTCATGGCCTTTAATTGGGTGATTATGTTCTGATGCCCGGCATCAATCCATTGTTTGACCATGAAAAAAACATCCATTGTGTTTGGGTTCGTCCTTTTTAAGAGGGTATTTATTTCTGAGGCTAAAGCGTGTATTTCTGCTTGAATTTCTTTTTTAAGGTTATCTGGTTTATGGTTTATGGTTAATGGTTTATCTATACTACTATTGCTTTCCCCTATGGTTTGGGATTGCTTTCCCGCATGGGCAAGGATTGCTTTCCCTAATGCTTTCCCGTTTTTCGGAAAAGCATTTATGAGGCTAATTATGTTAGATGAGTATTGATTCTTTGATTTTTCAACTAAAACAAAGAAACCCCATTCAACCAAATCATTGAAGTATCTGATGTATGTTTCGTGTTTTTTTATGCCTATTGCATCCATAACCATCTGAGTTGGGAAACCAAATTTTGTCTTCCATCCTAACCTGTTGCAGTGTTCAATAGCAAAAAAATAAATAGCTGAATGATTAGGGCTAATTAATTCTGGATTCTCAAATGAGAAATCAAACCATCCCCTACTTAATTCGTATCCGTTTAATTTATCGTTCATAAAAAAAGGCAACCACCATCAACGCAAGTGCTAATCACAAATCAAAACCATCACTCCACAATTTGGATAATAACCCACCCAAAAAAGGCCACAATGGCCACGGCTGCCACGAAGGCCATGCCAAGCAATTGCAAGACCTGGTTAATTACACAGTGCTTTGAGTGGCAATAAACGCACCGGTGGAGGTGGCGGAGGTAGGGGCGTAGGGTCATTAGTTCAGGAAATAGTTATCGTTTTCATCGTTCGGGTCTTTGGGCGGTTCGTTCTTGGCATCGTCCGCAGCTTGGGCCATTCGGTAACCGGCTGCAAAGGCCAAGCCCATGAGCGTAATAAGGGCAATGATTGAGGGGGTGTTCATATTGTTTTGGGTTTATAAATCAAAGTCGTTAAACTTCACGCGGGGCTGTTTGCCGGGGGTTTTGAGGCATCCAACGCAATCAACCCACGCTTTCCTGGTTCGGCTCCACTTCTTTATTTTGCCGTCACAACAGGGGCACGGCACAAAGGCCGTCACAACTTCCTTATGGTGTTTCTTTGGGTAAAACAAAACGCTGTCCGTTTTGCGCCTTATGTGTATGTATGGCCTACTCATTTTTCAGTAATTTCAAAGTAATAATGACCTCCCGTTCTCCACATTACATGTCTCATGTTAAAGTGAGTAAGCCAGAAATTTGACTTTATGGCCGCAATTACTTCTTCGTTACCACTCCATCCACCCGTATGTAACTCAAGCCTTCGAACGCCTTTGTATTGTCTATGAAGTTTAAAACCCCAATCAGGCATCCACCACCCATCCACCAATACCATTTCAACAAATCGCAAAACCGGTAAACTTTCGTCAGGGACATAGTTTTTAATAAACTCTAACCACTCTGCCGTTGGATAACCGTCATCATTAAGGAGCGCGGAAGGTAACATTGTAAATGCACTCATACGCCCCGCTTCATTTGTGACAGGTGGAGGCCGTCCATTTTCCGGGACTTGGCCACTATCGCCCGCTGTTCGTCCATGCGCTGGAGCCATTCGGGGGAGCTAATAGGTTTTTCGAGATGGCCGAATAAATCCTCGTACATTTCATGCCTGAGGTATGGGTGCTTATGGCATTCACCCGAGGTGCCTTGTCCTGATTTTCTCATGAGTACCAATTATTAGATTTAAAGACTTTTAATCCCCTCAAATGTTTTTCGGGGTAATCCATAGGGTAAGTAATAATAACGCCCCTATTGGCTTTTAAATCAATCGTGGAGCCCATCAGGCGGCCGCGAATGTCCCGGACTACCTTTCGGGGGGTAACGGCCTCGAACTTGACCCCGTTCGGGTGGGTTACGGATGAACTGATTTCCATCACGCGAATATTTGAGGCCTCACTAACCGGGCGTTAACATTCTTTTTCAACCGCGTGCGCCTGGCTTGCAGTTTCTTTATGTACGTGGTCAGGAACGCATCGGCCTTTCGCCATTGGCTCCATGACTTGACAATCGAATAGCCTTGTAAGCTGGATTGGATTGGCTCGCCCTGTTGGATCAGGTCGGTAATGTGTTGGCGCAAATCACGTTCTGAACAGTGCGCGGTTTTATTCACCTCCATTAGCAGGTCAACCCGGCCAATGGTGCGGTGTTTTTTCAGGATTGATAGGATTAGTTTTTTCATTTCTTTTTCATTTGTCAAGGTTTAAATATTGTTCAATCATGCTTTTTGCCTCTTCAAAGCCGGTAGCAAATTCCGAGTAATACCCCTTTTGCGTAAGCCGTGTTAGTGTTTCGTCCTGCTCTTTCAGGTGGTCATCTTTTTTTAGGCTGCCATCCTTCCGGTAAGGGCTGACTACTTTTAGTTCCATCAATAGGCCGTGAAAATCTCCACGGGGTTCAAAGATGATTAAGTCGGGCAGGCCATTACCACTGCGTAGAGTCTTTGCCTTCTTTGCCTGGCCAATCGTTAACCGCTGGCCGCTGGCCTCGCTGGTGAAGATGATGTCCGGGTGTTGGACGCGTAACCACTGGCATATCTGTGAATGTAAATGGGCTTCGCTCATTTCTTAATCGTTAGTGTCGGCTTTTGCCCGTTGATTATCGAAAGTAAATAAAGTTTCTCTTTGATGGCCGCCTCTAACTTTATGATAATCCGGTCTATGTCCTCTGCAATTGGCTTAATTGGAATGTAAACCATCTTATTCTTATCCTCTTTCATCCGGTGGTCGTATGTAACGAAATGGCAAAGGGGTGAATCCAGGAAAAGAATATTGCTCATGCACTGCCAATAGTATTCCGGGTATTCGCGTTTCAAATCCCATTGATCGGTTAACATTAGATAATCAATTTGATTGGCTGAATTGTACGGGCATTTAATCTCCAAAATTTCTTTAGTGCCTGCTATTAACCGGTCAGGGCTTCCGCCTGCATGGTCACCAAAAGGAACGAAGGCCACTATCTCAAAATCTAATCCTGTTTTTTCTGTGAAGTATTCAGCCGCTATCGGTTCAAAGTCGTCACCCCAACGGGTGGGGGCGCTGTTCACTTCCTCCGCTGTGTGGCCAGTTAAAGTCTCCGCTACCTTTGATCGAATGTAGGTGGTGGTTGCTTTTGATAAGATAGTCGGGTCTTCGATGAATTTGGCCGAGCTTCCCTTACCTGTTTTAGGCCTTGCTTTTAGTTCGACCTCGGTCATGGGCCGCGTTCCTGAACTCATTAGTAGGTGCATTTGGGAGGACGTAAATCGCCCGGCCCGTATGTCAAGCCATATCTGTGAGCCTTGCTCACCTTGTTGGGCTAACTCTAATTCGAAGGCATCCATAATCCTAATGATTATCAGCGAATCCACCCTCCCACGCGCCAGGCTCATTCATTGCCCGTTCGCCTGCATCTTCATCGGCATTATCTTTTAGCCGTTGCACAACCTTTTGCAACTCTTCCCAACCCCCGTAATAGTGGGTAATCTCTTTTAAATCGGCCTCTATCTCGTTTTCGATGTCGTTTTTCATTGGATTTGTTTTTGTTTGGCTCCGTATAACATGGCTTTCTGATCTTCGGTTAAAATGAAATTGGACTCCGCTAATGGGATGGTTTCCAATTGCCCGTTTTCAACCCTCTCAATGGCCGCCAATAGCGCCTTGTCTGAAATGGGCTTTAAAGGCGGTTTAAAGACATCTTTATTTTTCCGGTTAATATCCCTGCCAAAAACCTTTCCGAGCGATTGGGCGGCATTCTTGACGCATTCAGCCTTTAATTTCGGGAAAGCTAAATCTAAGGCGTTGGGCTTCTTGTTTTCCGGGTTCAAAGCAAACAGATTTCTATCCTGTTTTGACATCCGGTTTTTGTCCTCCTCGCTCAGGGAGTCAACCATGATAATGATTGACCCGGCACCCGTGCGCCTTATTGGCGTTCTCGTCACCGGGTGCAGCACTACCAAATCAATTGATCCCTGAACCTCGTTAGTAATGGCCGACCATTTAAAATTTTCAGTTGACCATAAGCCCAAAAACAATTCATCGAGGGTCATTTCAACGAATGAAATTGGGAGGTAACTAGCCCGACCATCGGGGGTTTTATCGAACTCACGCGGGTCCGGTTCCTTGTTTAGCTTGGTTTGAAAGTCTTGTAGTAAGAGTTTCAACTTTTCATCATGCCCGAAATCTTCCATAGTTTTTAAGTTTTAGCGTCCAGTCTTTAATTTGGCGTTTCTTGGTGGTCATATCAAGATACGCCAAACGTTTTTAAATCCGTTAAAAATTGGCTTTAATTGCCCGTCATATTTACCGGCAAATATGGCCGCCTCGCTGAACTTATCAGCCGTATAAGTCCTAACGATAACCCCGTGAGGTAAGTAGCTGGTGCAAGTGTGAACGATCATAACCGTATATCAATGTTTTCAGACACGCCCAACTCATTGAAGTAAAAATAAATATCATCCTTCAACGATGAAAAGTCCGTAGCCTTGCGCCCGCGTAGGTTAAGCCCTGACCGGTCGAGGATGTTATTGACCAGTGTAACATCAATTGTAACTAGCGTTTCGCGGTCAGCTAAATAAGCGATAACCTCATGGGTGTCAATCGTTTGCTTTTCGTAAGCGTAGGGGGGTGATGTCCAGTTGTTCATTTTGTGGCGTTGTTTAAGTATTTGTCAGAAAGGCGTTGTTTTGTTGACGGGTCAAAATAGCAACGAAGTTTTTTTAATTCCTATTTTTTTCTAAATTATTTTATATCTATTTTTACACCATGAAAACAGCACTACCGGAAACACGCGGCAGGAAAGCCCGTAAATCTTTCAGTATTAAACCAGGTGAATTGAAAAAATTTCCTATTAAAGACGGCCCCGGCCTTCGCTACCGGGCGCGTGCGGCTAAGTGGGTAATATCAACCAGGACAATTAACGGGCAACTTTTAGTTTTTAGGGAGTCATGAGGAACACTGCACTAAAACAAAGCCTGAAAGTTTAGGGATTGGCGCCTCACCTGAACAGGAGCAAGATTATTCTACTCATTACAATTATGACAATCGAAGACTTAGTAAAAGAACAAATTGAACAACTTGACATAAGAGAGTTAGTTCAAGGTGAAATCAGGAAACTAATTTCTGATGAGGTGCAACGCGAAATCGTTAAAACCACAAAAGAGGAAATTCAACGAGTGATTAAAAATGAAGTTGAAATTGCTCTATCAAAAGGCGTTAACACCGATGACGGATGGGGGAAACGGGAAAGTTATACTTCATTTGAAGAGATGTTCAAAAAGTTTTTCAAGGAGGCTCTTAACAACCAATACGAGGTTAAGAAGACTATTGAAAACCACGTTAAGGACACAACGAAAAAACTTGTTGACGAAAAAACAAAAGACATCGTTGAAGCCCTCAAAAAATCTCTTGGCGCGGGTGGCTGATTTTAAATTAAAAATTTGCACGGTGAACAGTTGAAGCAGCTACTCAAAACCTCACTACGAAGCACTAAAGGCTTTTTTATTTTTTAGCGTGGATTTGGAAATGTGAATTATTATGTGGATCTTTGTTACACAAAACATTAAATAATACACTTATGAAAGTAGCTTATGAATGGTGTTACGAGGTAACCGATGAACATGGGGATATTATTGATAGCAACTTTGCTGATAAATTATCCGACTTTTCAAAAAATGAAGATGGCGAACTATTACTTGTTAGAAATGAGGGCGATGAAATTAATGGAGTTGAGGACAGGCAATGGGCTTACGTGAAGGATGGTAAATTACCCTTTAAGTTTTCAGATGCCAGAAACGTTGAGATTGATATTGATGTTCCGAAACGATTCTTTAAAGAACTTGAAAACTACCTGAAATGAAAATACACCAAACATTCAGGCTTGATTCTGATTTAATTGAAGTAGCCAAAAGTTACGCTGAAAAAGAAAACCGTACTATTTCCAATGTTTATGAAACTGCTGTTATTGAGTATTTAAAAGCGCGTGGGCAAAAAATAAAAAAGCCTCTCACCAAACGTTAATATGAAATTTTAAAACAAAAAATAGCGATGGCACATGGAATGAAAATTAAGGATGATGAAAAAGCGGCTTTTATAAAAATGAATGGTGGAATATTATGGTTCATTGAAAATAAAAGCACCGGACTTTGGTGGCATCACACCCTTGACTTAAAGGACAATCTCCCTTGCACCTGTAGAAAATGTTACCCAACCGGCTATCCATTTAAAAAATACAAAGACGGATGGACAAATGATGTTCAAAAAGCTGATGCCTATCTTACAAAGGAACAGGCAGAACATGGAATATTCTTTTACTATACCAATGAACCAGAAACAAATTTAATAGCCACCGAACATGAATTTATACCAAGCGCGTAGGGGATTTTTTGTTTTAAAATTTTATGCGCACGAACTACGCTAACGGGAGGTGCTTATGCAGTGCGATTAATTAAACTAAAAATTAAAATATGAAACACAAATTCACACTAACGCAAACAATTGAGTTGATAAGGATGAACGCTCATAGCGGCACAAAAGAAAATTTAGAAGCGATTATCGACCTGACATACGAAGCAGAAAAATTAGCATTACATAAGCACAATGTTATGCCATCGTTGCCCGAATTAGACGCAGACTCTAACTGTGACCACAAAATTTTATATGAAAGACTTATTGAAAAAAGCGTTTGAGGCTGGCGAAAGAAAGGCACACGCTCAAGATAGCACTGAGGGAATTTTAGGATTCGATACCGAACCTGATTTTGAAACATGGTACGAGCAATCGCAACAACCTATTGTTAGCGGCAGTGGCGACTTAATCCAATTCGCTATGTATTTAACGGGGCATGATGAAGACACCATTAAACAGATGTACCGTGATTGGCACTGAGCCATCGCAGGAATGTTGCAAAGAATATATGGACAAACACAAAAAACTATCCAGCGGCAATGCGCCATAACGTGCAAGTGCTTGTGTCCGGTTTGCTCCAGACACAAGACAAAGGCAAACTGGCACAAGCACGGTGTTATAAGCTGGCCGGGATGAACCGATGAACGAACTTAAAATAGATGAACTGAATTTTTAAACTTAACCAAGAAGCGCGGGCTTTTGAAACACCGAACGACATGAACGAAGAAGAAATTAAAAACGCTGTGATTGAATCAGTAACCATTGATATGGGTGACCGTGGATTGCTAACCGCTTGGCTACATTTGAACTATGGCGGAAGCGGCCAGGGCTTTGGCGGATTCTCACTTTACCTACCAAAATCATATACTCATTTTACAGAGAAGGGAGATTTTGCCGGACACTTTATTTTCAGATGCATGGAGATTGCGGGCGTTGAGAAATGGGAACAGATGAAAGGCAAAACCATAAGGGTAAAATCAAGCCATAGTAAAGTGGAAGCCATCGGGCATATTGTGAAAGACGACTGGTTCAATCCTTCACAGGACTTCACCCGTATGAGTGCGGTGGGTGGTTAAGTTTAAAAATTCTCCGCAGACACTGACCTATGAAACACGTCCCCCGGCTTGCTTATAACGAATCGGTGCTTGTTTAGTGCCGTGATTAACAGATTGAACTAACTTAAAAACACAAATATGACAACAACTAAAAAACCATCCACGAAGCGCAAAGCTAAGGCATTGAACAAGCACAATGTTAGCCACAGTGCCGACACACCGAAAGTATATATAGGGGGTGAAGAAGTTACCGACAAAGACACAAAAGCAATACTTCTGATACATTATGCAATGACCATATCAACACCCCGCATGAGAAAGGCAAACTTGGAATTTGTGTTGAGCCGTCCAAAGTACAAGTTGAAAGTCACAGAATCTTATTAGAGGCATTGTGGCTAACGCATTGTGGGTTTGGTGATGTGAATAATGACTATGCCGGGAAAAGTTCTGAGGAGATGAAGGAAGATATAAAGGTTCTGCTATCCTTCACAAAACCAGAATCAATTACTGCCATGATTCACTCACTCATTGAATTGCAAAAAGCTGTGTTCGATGGTCACTTAGAAGTTCCCGAGCGGGTCGGCTGATTTAGTTTAAAAATTGTTTCGCACGAACTGAACTACGAAGAGAATGACAGAGGCTGAATTTATCCAATTTGCCGAAAACAGAATATCAGGTAAAGAGTGGCATAACACTATTGATTCAGGCTATTCTCTGTTTAAGTCAAAAAAAGAAAAACTATGACACAACAATATATAACCCATCTTAACGAATGCATTAAGGCAAATAAAGCGCATTCTATTGACCCATTTGAAGTATTCGAAAGAATGAAAAAATCAGCAATCGAAGCATATATTAAAACACGTAATGAAGAAAATGAAGAAGGGAACATGGGGAGGCAAGCGAATAAGCACGAAGCCAAAGAAAGAACCAACCAAAGTTATCCGCGTACCCATTAGCAAGTTACCGGCTGTACTCAAGGCTCTTGGTAAAGTTTAGGATGTGTCCAACTTAATAAAATAACAACATGAAAAAGAAACTTTCAAAAACCACAAAATCAAGGCCATTAACTAAACACAATGTTAGCGGTATACCAAATATGTATCCCACAGAAGCCCGCTTTGACAAAAGAAAGAATAGCGTTCAAGTTATCACTAAACGGTAATTGCCGCTAACGTTTGCCGCTTTATGCAGTGCCTACACGAACTTAACTATGAAATGCGAACCTTTTTTTGAATTAAATTTTTTAAGCGTGGATTTTTGAATTTAAAACTTTAACAACTATGAAAAAGTATCCGAGTATAGAACAATTTAGAAATGTGATTAGAAGCGTAAAAGCTATTCACGACTATCAAGGCAAGGACGAGGAAGGTAAAGCCATTTACCAACACAAGGATAATTACCCAACCCTGACCTTTAGAGGCACAGTAAAACTTCATGGGACGAATGCCAGTGCAGTAAAATACTCAGATGGCAGAATTGAGTTCCAATCAAGGGAAAGAGTTTTATCATTGGAAGATGATAACGCTGGATTCATGGCTGCAATGGTTGGTAAAGACTTGAACATCTTGTTTAACCAGTTTTCACCAAAAAACTATGTTGCTATTTATGGCGAATGGTGTGGTGGAAATATTCAAAAAGGAATTGCCATAAACGGACTTGGTAAAATGTTCGTAATTTTTGGAGTGATGGTTGATGATGTTTGGGTTGACTTACCGAGTGACCTACACTCAAATGAAAATAGCATCTACAATATTTTACAGTTCCCAACTTATGAAGTTGAAATAGACTTCAATCACCCTGAGTTAGTGCAGAATAAAATAATTGAAATGACTATTTCCGTTGAGGAGTGCTGCCCGGTTGGGAAATTCTTTAATAAGGAAGGCGTGGGTGAGGGTATAGTTTTTACTTGCCTGAAAAATCAAGAACTGAAATTTAAATCTAAGGGTGAGAAACATTCCGCATCGAAGGTAAAAACACTTAATCCGGTTGATGTTGAGGCTATAGCAAGTATCAACGAATTTGTTGAATTAGCGGTTACTGAAAATAGATTGGAACAAGGAATTTCCTTTTTCAGGGAAAACAATATTGAGGTGGAAGCTAAAAATACTGGGCAGTTTTTAGGCTGGGTTGTAAAAGATGTCTTGAAAGAAGAGAAAGACACCTTAGAAGCAAGTGGATTGGATGAGAAAAAAGTGAAAAACGCAATAGTAACAAAAGCTCGAATCTGGTTTCTGAATTGCATTTAATGTGCTGCGGAATAACAGATAAACTTTGATTGAAACACAAAAAATAAATTTAAACTTTTTAGAGCGATGGCAATTAACGTAAATGAATTTAGAAAAGGTAACTATGCAAACTACTCCTATCAAGGAACGGATGTGATTTTTTACGGTTACAACTATTCCGATGGATGCTTTACCGACTTTTCATCAATACCAATTGAGCCGGAAGAACTTGACCCAATACCATTAACTGAAAAATTGTTAATACAATTGGGATTTATTAAAAAGTGGGATGATTATAAAGGTGAGGTTGAACAATTTGAGAAGGGTTTGATTACTTGGTCAAATGGCCAGTTTAGGATTGGAACTTATTGGGTATTTGATTTTGAAATACATCACCTTCACCAATTACAAAATCTTTACTTCTCAATTACAGGAACCGAACTTGTATTGAGCGGGGAGGAAAAAGTTTAAATTTATTTTTCCTTCAATGACCTGCGCCCTGTCCGATGGAATACGAACTAAGCAGCTTGCATACAACGCTCTCTGTGTTTGTGAGCGGTTTTGCTCCACACGAAAGACTACGGCAAAACTGGCACAAACACAGTTGTTAGCAGCAGTAGCTTCCACTGAACTTAATTAAATGCACAAGAAAAAAGAAAAAATTTTAGCAGGGATTTTGAAACACTAAACTATAAAATTATGGATGGAAACTTAGCAATGGCAAACTCAATTGTAAATCAAACTGAGGAACAAGCCAACACACCGAACTACCCAAAAGGAACGACCAAGGAACAATGGGACAGATACGCGATTGACCTGAAAGCCCATGAGGAACGAGTGGCACGAGAGAAACCAATTGAGCCAGACCATCTTAAATACAAAGAACAAAAATATAAAGGTGAATGGACTTTTATACCGGGGTATTTAGAGCGGTATTCAAATGATTGGGACGCTTACCAAAAGAAACTATCTGAATGGGAAATGATGTGTTCGTGTGATGCCCCCAACAAGCCCGGTTACTACAGAGCAAACAACGATTGATATGCCAAGAGTAGAATTATCTGAAGCCGATTTAGAATGGGTAACCGAAGCCATTGGTGAGGGCTATACCAAGAAACAATTAGCGAAACAATATGGTGTATCGGTGCCGACTCTTAATAGATTACTAAAGGGCGAATCTATCATTTGCGGTAAATGCAAGATGCTTGGGCCGTTAGCTCCGTGTGATGAATGTGGGTTAAAACTAATTTGAACTCAATGCGCGGTGGCAAAATTTTTTCTTTTTTCTCGTTCAAGTTTGCACGAACTCAGCTACGAAGAAAGGCTATTGCTGCTAACGGGCGAATGTTTATGACGGTTTGCTCCACACGGAAGACAAAGGCAAACTGGCATAAACATGGTGTTATCTGCTGGCCGGTTACACTGATAAACTTAACTATGAAACACACAAAAATTTTGAATTAAAATGCCGAAGGGCGGATGTATTTATGACACTAATAGAAGCATGGTATCGAAGACATTTTTGTGAGACTACCAGTTGGTATGCAGGTAATCCAGCACTTGGAACTGAGTTGATGGACATACCTTCACAGAACATGAAGTACATCTACGTTGGAAAAGGAAAGATTTGGATTAAAAAGGACGTAAGTAAACTCATGCGCAAATTGAGAGAATCAAAAAGACCAATATTCTGATGACTACAGGTTATGAATTATTAGCCGAACAACTACACGGTAGAATTAGGGCGGCAAAAAAGGAATACGTTATATGTGCAGCTAATTGGTATAAAGTGCCGACTTCAAAAAGCGAACACCTACCACAAAATATTGGCTACGGTATTGTTGTTTGCGGCAGGAGGCACCACAATATTTTTGCCACGGTAGCTAAAATAAGTGAGGACTTTATGCATGATACTAAATCAATGTGTGAGCAAGGGTTTATGACTTCAAAAGATAGATGGGTTGACAGAAAAGAAGCTGGGCAAATAGCCTTTGAAGCTGGGCAAACGACTGAATTAAAAACATGTCTTTTTTCGGAAGATTTATACTAACCCGCATTGCGAATGGGGCTGGGGCATTTTAATTCAAAATTTTTGCTCACTGAATGAACCTATGAAATGCGCTCTGTCCACCGGCTTGCAGATAACGACCAAGTGTTTAAAGCGTTTGGCGCTTCAAAGCTACGCCCCGTCCACGGAGGGCAAAACCGCCAAATGATTTTAAACACGGTGTTATGCACAGTGGCAACGTGGGAACTTTTTATGAGCAATAGGGGCTTGCGCAGCTTGCCTCTATTGCGGTGAAACCCGCTTTTTACGCTGATTTGAGGGGTCTAAAAAATAATTCAAATATTTATCTTGAAAGTGTAACAAGTTCAAGTTATTAGCGTATATTTACATAACAATTAAAACAAACAACGCCATGACAACCTCAAAAAAATCAACCAAAAAAGAGACAGTAAAAATCTTCGGACAGACTGTAACCGTAGGAACTAAGGAACATGCCCGGTTAGTTTATCAACAAAAACTGTTTGCTCAAAATGGTGACTACTAAGCTAACGATAAAAGAAATAGGAAGGCTTTCAAAACGGAGGCTTTCCAAATACATTGAGGATATTACACAAACTCCAATTTGTGCTGATGTTAATTACTGCAAAGCCCTGATTGAATTATGGATGCAGAAGTAATCCATTTAAGATGAAAATCCAACACGCTAGGAGACGTCCACAGGTGCTAGGGTGGTGCCGCTCGTTAGTGCGGCACCTTTTTTCAAAAATCATTGCAGTCAGATGGTGGAATAATCTTCCAAGACTAACCCAAATTTCATATAATTATAATGTGTTTGGAGCGCCCGATTTAGGCGAAACCGATGAACTAAGCAAAAAAGATATTATAAAAATATGGGAACTAAAAAGAAAAAAGGAACATGGGGAGGAAAGCGAGTAAGCACGAAACCAAAGAAGGAGCCGACTAAAGTCATGCGGATACCGATTAGCAAGATTGGGGTTATACTCAAGGCTCTTGGAAAGGCTTAGGAATTGAGCGCGGCACGTGTGGCCTTTGCAAGTGCCTTGCTACGCTCTGTCCGCCATTGTGCATAACGCTTGGTGTGTTTATACAGTGCGATTATTAACAGATGAACTTTCAACGAAGTAGTAACAAATTTTAATTTAAAAAGCAGGGAGGGGCTTACCCAACATTTAAAGTTATGAAACAATCCAACTACACATTTGCGGAAGGATTCTATGGAACTCCGGCAATTGCAGCCAAAGCAAGAGGCGCTAAAATGAAAGCCTTTGATTGGGATAAGGCAGCCCAAATAATAAAAGAAAGGTTTGCCCAACATCCCGATTTAAGTGCAGAGGCAGGACTTCAAGGAGACTGGAATTATACAGGTGGGGTAATCTTTGAAAACGGCAAACCGACCAAAGAAAACTATACATACCTATCATCAAATTGGGCTGCACCAACTTTGATTTTGAGCTGGGATGGTAATGAACAAGAGGAGCTTGAATGTTCAACTGAGGCCAATGAGAGATTTGACTCAGATAGCAAATGGGATGAAACCTCTTTGGGTATTCTTGGGATAACTCTGTAATTCATCGTGCGGCTGGTGATTTTTAAATTAAAATTTGCACGGTGAACTATCCACAACGCACTGAACTAAGCATTGTATAAACACACTTGTTGTATGCTGGCCGCCACCGCTTTTAAAAGGATTAGAGAGACTTCGGGCGGCTTGCATACAACTATACCATTGAGAAATATTTCGTAAATCAAATTTAATCCGTATCTTTGAATCATGGATACACGGACTAAATTCGAGAATTACATGGTTCTCAGAAACTTTGCGGCCAATAGCATCACAAGCTACTTATCAGTATTTGATATAGTCGTTTCTGAGGATGAAGAAATATTCAGTCGAAGCCAGGATGAAATAATTACATACTTAGCGAAAAAGATTAAGAAGCAAAACCTAAGCGCTTCTTATGTGGCTCAGTTCGTGTCCGTGTTCAATATCGTTATTAAACAAATTTTAAAGCGAACAGATTCGATTAAGATACCAAGACCAAACAAACCTATTATACAACCAGACATATTAACTACTGAGGAAATAATCAAGATGCTTTCTTGCATAACCAATATTAAGCATAAGGCTATAATTTGCTTAATGTACGCCACTGGAATAAGGGTTAGTGAGGTTTGTAATATGCGAATCAACGATATTGACAAGTCAACCAACTGCATAAAAATAAGACAGGCAAAAGGAAAAAAAGATAGGGTTGCAATGTTAGACCCAAATCTATTAAACGTACTGAGGGATTACTTTGTATCGTACAAACCAAACGTTTACCTGTTTAATGGAGCTAAAGGTGAAAAGTATTCTAGCCGGAGTATTCAAAAAATGGTAACAGATTGCGCTGCAAAAGCAGGCATTAGAAAGCACATCTCAAGCCACTCAATGCGTCATAGTTGCTTTACTCAGTTAGTAAAAGACGGAACGGATATTAGGTATATTCAAAAACTGGCCGGTCATAAGAACATAAACACAACCGCCCGATACTTGCAAATAGCTGACATGGATATTATTGAAATGAAAAGCCCATTTTCTAATCTGAACTTGAAATGAGATACACAAGTATAACCCGATATGCCAAATTAGTAGGCATAAATCGAGAGTCAGTCTATAAACGAATTAAGGCAGGATCAGTAATACTATTAGAAGATTGCGATGTGCCAGTGGTAGATTTAATGCAAAGTAAAGGAACAATGAACAGAAATGATTGGTCTAAACCAAAGGCACCTGATCTACCAAATTGGGCACGTTAGAAGCCGTGGAAAGATGACGCGCAATAAGTGGAAGGATAGAGCGCTACTTGCGCATCATACGGTCTAACATCTTTTGCTTTTCGTGGCTCCCCTGACTTGTTCCGCGATGAAAATTAATTGACGTTCCCAGGTAACCGCCCAACGTTCCAAACCCTACATAGAATAATTCGTGGTTTTCTTCTGGGACGGTGTGAAAAAATATCATTGAAAGCATTACGAGGAAAGCGATTAACAAAAGAAGGTCAATAATGTAGCCTACGTTTTTAGCTAACCAAGATGAATTTTCACTTTGTTGGATAGTTGCATTGCTATCCCTTGCGCTTTTCGTGTCTGCTAACTGGAGCTCCATTTCCTTAACAGCGCTTGCCTCCATCGCCTCCGCGTGCCGATTGATCTCACTATCAATCTTTAGCTGTGCCTCCAATGGCGCTATTTTGTTTTCGCCAACTTGCTGAATGATGTCTTTGGCAGAATCGGCAAGGCCTTTGAGGCCGCCTGAAAAAAGTCCTTTTAAGTTTAAGCTCATAAGTTATAAAGTTTATACGCCTGTTCCTTTGTTAATAAGTCCCTGTGTTTCACGCCTTTGGCATCGTGGTAAATGTGTAAAATCTTTTTCATGGTGTAGCCTGGAAGTAGTCCAATATGAACCCAATCTGGTTGATTAAGATTGCCAAATTCCCAAATAATTTCATTGGCCGGAATCCAGCCATCAATACAAAATTTGAATATCGCTTTATTATCCACATTGCCAAGCGTGTCAATATCCAGCGCCCCCGCGAAGGAGTGAAAGGAATTAGGCGACCCGCCCACGGCTTTGTTTAGTGGAGCAGACCGGAAAAATGAATAGCATCCAGCGTTCGGGAACTTGTCTTTGATCGGGTCAAATACTTTAGTTGCAATGTACTTAGCATTGGATAGCTCTGTTTCGTTCATGCTGTTATCAATGCCTTTCCGTATGGCCGTCTCGCTTTTAATGGCATCGGCTACGGTCAGGTACTTGCTTATCTTGTCGGTGAGGGTCATATTTTTTATTACATTTGCGTTAAAGAAATTTAAGACTGTGTGGTTCGACTCCACTAGGGTCACTGACAGCAGGGGTGCTTTCGCGGAGGTTTAATAACCTTTCAGGGCGTGGTGATAAAAGGGGGTTAACGCCCTCTTTTTTATTTAGCTTGTTCATAACTTCGCGGCCTCTTTGTAAACCTTAACAATCTCCTGCTTTACCATATTGTTCTTTTGGTTCTCCGTTCCCTGCGCCAACGCATCCCAATCAGTTATGTTAATCTGTGAACAAATCAAAGTAACGTAATTGTTCACCCGCCCGCCATCGTTTGGGGAGCGAAGCACTTCTTTGAAATAGTCCTTTTCGTCTTGGGTGTAATTGCCTGCCACTGCCTGCCGGGCAATGACAATGAGTTGCAATTGTACGCGGCTGTGGAAATCAGCGTTACTTAGTAATTCTATTTGTGTCATATCATTTGCGGACCCATTAGGCCTTTATAGTGCGTGTAATATTTAATCCTATCCCTTATTTGTGTTCCCGTGTAAAGTGACTCTGATACAATTACCTCATCAACCATGCCTTTTATTGGTGAATTTAAACCACGGTTTGATCCTACCATATTAAAATATGTAGCCGCTGTTGATACTTGAGTTGTAACAGCCGCGCTGCCTGCATTATTATTTCTATCCATATCTATATTGATCGTCTTGGCTATAATCAAAATTCTAAGAAAATGCCAATTCGTATCTGCGCTAAAAGTAATACTACAAGATTGATTAGAAGGCGAACCGGCAATCGTTCCGGTTAGTGTAACGGTTCCACCGCTTATCGAATAACTCGCTGAAAATTGAAGCCTGTTTGTTTGCGCGGTGTTATCGGTTGATATTACGATTATTGTTCCTGAATGGTTTGATGTGTCTAAAAATTTAAACGAAATAAAAACACATACATCAGATGGATTGCTTCCGCTTAAAATATTAGCATTATAGCTCAATCCTTTATTTGTTCCGGTGGTTCCAAAGTTAGCTCCATTCGAAAATTTACCTGCCGTAAAAGTTACTGTATTATGATTGGTTAAATTAAACCCGTTACCACTACTATCGTTAGCGTTTTCACACTTCAAATAAAGCCTCAAATTTCCTCCTGGTATTTCGCCAAGCATTACAAGTAGATGTTATTAGTTTGAAATAAGTAAACGTTGATATAAGCATCAATTGGCGCGGTGGTTGACAAAGTATTAACATTAAGAGTCATTTCATCGTCAATGGCCAAACTAGAATTATCAATTGCCGTATAGCTGTTACCAGCAACCGCCCCGCTGGCAATGCTTACATCAGTAGTCCATAATGAGTTAGCCGATCCGTTTTTAACGGGTTCGTAAGTTGTGGCGTTTGTTGTCCCTGCTGTACCGTGTGACCCGTCCGCCATTAGAACACGATAGGCGGCCTTTGCCGTAAACATCCAGCTTAAATCCGTTCCTGTAGCAATCGTTCCGGCTATCAGGAACGTGACTATTTTAGCATCCTTAGCTGTAAAGTAAAAGGATGTCATGGTAGCGGACGCGTCTAATGTATCCCCGCCAATTTCAACGGTAACCACATCAGCGGCATAACTTGCGCTTTTAATGATTCCAACGTGAACGGTAGTATCCGTCCATTTTATTATCCTGAGCCTATCTAGTTTTTTATCCCAATTCCCGGCATTACCAACATCCGGAATGGTGAACGTGTCCCCGTCCGTTCGGGTAACGGTAGGCATCTTTTTCCAAACGGCTGTATTATCAACATACGCCTTAACGCTCTGCTGGCTTGGCACCGCGCTGGCCGAATCGCTGGCCATGTCGTCCTCGTCTTTGAAGTCGATCAAATCAGCCGTGCCGCTTCCGGTGAATCTCGGTATCTTGTTGGCCGCGCTCGTTAGCCCGGCAATGGCGGTAAGTTCAGCGTCCAATGGTTGGTAAAGCGCATCGGCCTTTGCCTTTAGATAGTTAGCCCAAAGATTCGATAAAGTAGTTCTTAAATTAAGATTACTTACCGTGTCGCGGGTGAATACTTCATCGGTATCTAATGGCGTTGAATCCGAAGTATAACCAGCATAAAGGTCGTCAAGCGCTTGTGCCATTGTTCTGGCTGTAACCGTATTATCGGCATTGAGCCTAACCCAAGTAACCGCTGACGGGTTAGCCAAATTCATTATGGCTATGCCTACCGTTGTGGGTAGTATGGTGCTGTTCTTAATTAGTTTGCCCGTGGTGCCATCGTAAAGCACTACCGCCCCGCTCGTGGCGCTGGCCGGGCCTACAACGTCCCCGGAACCGCCTCCCCCGCTGGCCGCAATGGTAATGACGTTGCCAACCTGGGTTAGCGTTATGTTGCTACCCTCCTCAAGTAATGGCGCTATGTTGGTGTTAGCTATGGCCATTAGTTTACAATAAATGAACCACCTCCCTGCACTTGCCAATAAATACTCATGTGTACCGTTATCCATCCATCGGTACGCCCGCCTGTTGCCGTTACGCTTCCGTCTGAACTTACGTTTTCATAATCTTTAAGTTCTAAAGTCATGTTCATTCCATCGCTATCACTTGTCCGTGCCGTGTAACCGGTTGGGGTGCTTATGGCAATGCTATCTTTTTGCCCGACTAAGGCCAATAACGTTCTAACCGATCCTCCAACCGTTACCGCGTTCCATGTTATGGTAGCATCTCCATTGCCATCATCTTTCAAATCTGAATCTTCAATGGTGTTGGCATCTCTGTATTGGTAAATAATAGCGCTGAAAGTTGTAAGCCCTCCCGTGTCGCCCGTTCTTGTAACGGTAACAAAGCCTCCATTTTCTGAACCCGTGGCCGCCTTATAAAATACGGCTCCATTGCCAACCAATGCAACGGCTGAATTATTAAACCCACCGGTTACCACTGGCGTCCATCCCGAGGGGGTGTTTATTATTCCAGTTGTTACGCCTAACTGATCGTTAACAACCCAAAGAATAAGCATATCGCCAAACACTATACCCGATGCAGGGTATTCAGGCAACACGGTATCTGTTGCCACTGAATCCATATCCCCTTTACCTATGTATGTAGCTGCCATTTTTAAGCTGTTCTTTTAACTCTGATAACTACCGTAACCCTTGTAACCGTTGCCACGCTGTCAACATTATACCTCAACCAATCGCCACGGGTTAACGATGTAGTCCATGACGATAGACTTGTATCTTGATTTTTTAAAGCTGCCGTTATGGTTGGTTTTTCCGATCCTGTTATTGTATCTGCCACCGTTGGCGGATAGTTGGCATACGTGTCTTTCCAAATATCAATTACAATACTACCGGTTTGATCTGCCACAATATCCCATCCTAAAACGGTACAGTTAAAAGGTATCATTATATCGCCCTTTATGCCGGTTGTTATTGTGGCCCCTGGATTGATAACATATTGTATCGTATCGTATGCATCGTCAATAAATAGAACGCTGTCTTTTATATCCGTTGAAAACGTCCTCATTATTAAGGCTGTTATTGCCCTAATGGCGTTTGTAGCGAAGCTACCCGATGCATTGGCATAGGTAGTATCGAACGTTGATTTGCTTAATTGGCTCATGAGTTGTAATCTAAGTTAAAATCTAAATTGAATTCTGCCGCGCTGTTCTCATCAGCATCAGCATCCGCCACGCTGGTAAGTTCTGATAACTCCGATCTGTATTCGTTATTCTTATAATCAATGTCTAACGCTGCCGGGAAATACTTCCGGTCATTATCCATCGTTTCGTTGAGGGTATCTAATGGCGTAAAAATTATATCGCCAATAAATCCACCGCCCAAACTCCTCCAGGGTCTATTGTACTGGGATAAATACATATCAAGAAATATTTCTTGAAGGCTAAGGCTTTCCGATCTTGAGTCCCTGGCCCATAACGTAAATCCCGCTCCGGTTGAGTCTCTCAAATAGCCTGAATAGGAAAGCTCAGGGCTTCCTGGTGTAAAGTTAAATGAGGATTGAAACGTATCTGAATAGAAAATATTTACAGTGAAATTATCATCGCCAAACTTACCAACCTTTGGCACACGGGAAAGGCCATAATCAAAAGTAGCATAACCATTGGTTACCAAACTCCCATGATAAATCAACTTATTAAGGATGCTGGGGTTTTCGTTCTCCATGCTCTTTTCATAGGCTGCATTTTTAGGCAGTGTTTTTCCTTTATTGAGCAATTCAAATTTAACGTAATCAATATACGTATGATTTAGCGCTGTTGATATTGGGTTATAGGCCACCAATATCCATTTATAAGGATTTGTTGTAACGTGGTAGTCGTCAGGCTCAACTATGTTAGGCAATGATTCTGCGTGTGTTTCATTCTTTAATTCATAATACAATAATTGACCACCCGCAAAATACGCTGATGCGTTATCGTAATATTGCAGCCTGTAGCCTGCCGGCAGGCTTGCTGTTAGCTTTGCCCTGAATGGCGTTAACGTTGAATAATCGTAATCGCCCGCGTGGGGGATATAAATTTTAACATTGAAATTTTCACCTGTTACATACGCAGGGTCAGGCACATCGGCAATAATCTCAAACTTTTGATACTTGTTTAGCTGATCCTCTTTAATAAAGAATACTATGTTTGAATCAGTCAAAGACCATGATCCTCCATCCTGTAAAAAATAATCGCCATAGATTACCTTTACTTTTAGTTTAATGTAAAGAACGCTCGTATCAATGGCCTCAGTAACTATCTTTACATTAATTGTAAACCTTATTTCATCCTCATTGCCCATTTTAAGGTTTAGCGTATCGCTCAAAATGTAACCACCACGGGCATAAAAAGTGCTAACCACTAAGGCTACATTACTATCCTCAATAGTCTCAATGCTTTTATTAAAAATATCCTCATTATTAATAAGTTCAAACCCGGTAGTGTCTGCAATGGTGCCCTGAATAAGTCCACCGGCAAACCCGCTCACATTAGGGCCGGCTATAACGGGGGCCGCATAATACGAATATTTCCTTACCGCAAAATCTCCGTTTATGAATAGATTGCTTTTAAGACCCATATCATAAAGCAACCTTATCTTTCCATAGCCCGGATTGATTTTTAAAAGCTGGTCTTGGTTTGTCCAAACTAATCTATTTGATTGGCCTGATCCCTTTAAATTCTTAACGGGTGAGTAACTTGAATTGCTAACATAAACTCCATCGCTATCAAACGTTCTGTAATCAAAGGAATTTACCCGCTCATCAATCCTTAAAATATTCCATACGTTATAATACTGTATTATTTGCGCCCCGTATGGTTCCAGTATGTAGGTTAAAACATCCCAACAGTTAGGCGTTTCATCAATCAGGTAGTAACGATATACATCAACATAGGCCTGATCTAAAGGATCGCTTGCCGCTGTGGTGGCCATTGCTGGCTCAAGTGCGTAAATATTACACCCTGAACGAATGTTCAACCCTAGCCCTATCTTTTTAAGTATCCAGGCAATGATTGAAATTTGTTTATAGCTTCCGGTTAGCCTGTTTCCATCATCGTCAAGGAAGGGTATCTCCTGCAACGTGGCAAGGCCATCGTGCGCCCTTACGGTAATGTCGTAAGGCGCTGATTTATAGGCTTCCTCGTATTGGCTTGGCAGTACTTTGGCCGTCCATATAACCGAATAACCAGACCCCGAATCAATGCTATGGCGCATCCTGAACTTTTCCGGGTCATTGGTAAAGAATGTTTGATATTGCGCCTCCGTTACGCTCATCATATTAAAGGCCATATCAGCCGAAAATATGGGAGAAAATTTATCTTTATCGGCCTTAAATCCACCGCTGTAAGTGGTTGGGCTAGACCCGCCTATAATTTCAATTATCGCCCCCGCGTAATCTTTTTGTAGAATCTGTGTCTTATGGTGACCCCCAGTATGAATATCGTAATATTCCAATTGATACAATACGCCATACGTTTTATCAACTCCAACGTTAACACTTATAACCGCCAGGCAGTTGATAGCATCGCGGGCAAATATTAGATAGTTTCCTTTTCCTAAAGAAGTGAACGTGCCGCTGGTTTGGCCGCCCGTGCTATACTCAAAGTCTGAATTGATATTATATTTTACTGATCCGTTTGAACCAGCAGCGCTTACCACTATCTGGCCATCGGTTGCCGTTATGGTACTGGCATCGGTAACGGTTGGCAGCGTGTTAAACTTCAAATCGCAAACCTCGCCACCAACTGAACAGGATGGATGATCTACCAACGGTATCATTATATAATACGGAAATTGATCTATCCTTACAAACTTCAAAAAATCCGTTCCCTGGCACATGGATATTTGGTAAATCCTTTCGGCCTTGTAGTAAAATTGATTGTTACCTGAATAGGTAAAGTTTACAGGCATCTCCGGGCCGCTGGTAATAACCCCTCCATTCTTTTTAACTACGAATAGGTTTGTAGAATCATCCCAATAAACATCAATATAGTCAGCCACTACGAATGTGCCGTAGGGGCTGTTTTGCATCCAAAGAATATTTGTTATTTGCGTTTGGGCCATGTTAACCTCCGCGTCTTATTTTATTGTCTGCTTTGGCCGAGTCATAAACGCCCACTAAATCAGACCCTTTAGCCTCTACCCTTATGACTAACCGCTGTTCTGATTGGCTGTTACCTGAAACACCGCCACGGGTGGCATTTTGATTTATATTTTGCCCACCCACATCACCGCCACCGCTCACAGATTTACCAACGGCTGAACTAACAATGCCTAACGCGGCTCCGGCTGCAATGGCCTGTAAACCACCCTTAACCGCCACCGGGTTTTTGAAAATTATCCCCTCAGCAACTTTACCAACTCCAAGCGCTACTAATTGCCGCCCGTATTGCTTACCGAAATTAGCCAATGACTTAAGTAATGCCTGACCTATGGGCTCACCTCCCCCAATGGATTCCGCCAATGAGGAAATAACATCGGCAGCCATAGTTTTAAAACTATGCTGTAATCTTTCATTAATAGCAATGAGTTCATCAGCATTAGCATTATAAGCCTCCGTTGCCGCTTTTCCTCCAAGATTAAGATCAACGCCACCCATTTGGCCTGGTAATTTATCAACCGATAAGGCCGATGTGTGTTGAGCTAACCCAACACTTCCAACTTTTTGAAATTCTTTATCCTTTGGGAATAATTGATTAACCCACTTAACCGCCTCTTTTAATTCTTCGGCATATTTCTTTGCAGCCTCTGCGTTTTCAGCAATTAATCTAGCCTTTGCAATCATATCCTCCTCTGCATCGGGAGTTAATTCACTAAAATCAGTCCACCAGTTTTCACTCGTTTTTGTTGCATCAATAGCCTTATTAAGGCTTTCCTGATTCTTCGTTAATCTATCAAGCGCTAATGTTTGTAATTGTATTACCTCAGTTCCGTGGGTCATGGTAGTAAAAGCCGCTGCCCACGCTTTCTCCCAACCTGAAATATCATCACGCTGAAAGTAGTTTGAAAGCATAGTTAGTTGCTGAACTATACCCCTCAAAATGTTAGTCCTGTCACCATCACCCTGAATGGCTTTATCCATAGAACCTGATAGCTTATCCCAATCACCGGCAAGATTATCCTGCATGATCTTGGCCATCTTTTCCAGTTCACCGTTGGCGTTTTTATAGGCTACTGTAGCCTTATCAATTCCTTCTGTATTCTTGGCAAGTATTAAAAGAGATGCATAGGCCGTTCTTCCTACTTCATCCATAGCCGCGGCACCATCAAGCCCCTTAGCAGCCATTTCGCCTAAAGCCTTAGTTAATTTAGGGGCTGACCCTTCACCTAAATCACTAATAATCTTTCTTAATGAAGTACCGGCCATTGAGCCCTTGATACCATTGTCAGCTAATACTCCAAGCATAGCGGAAACTTGCTCAAGGCTTAACCCTGCCGCTGCTGCCACCGGTGCAACGTACTTAATAGCCTCACCAAAATCTGAAAGACCTAATGCCGACTTATTAAATGCTGCTGCCATTACATCGGTTACCCGATTCATTTCGCTGGCATCTAAATTAAAAGAGCGTAATGTTGACCCGGCTATCTGCGCGGACATTGCTAAATCTTCACCCGTTGCTTTGGCTAATAAAATCGCTGCTTTACTTGATTTTAATATCTCACCGGTTGAAAAACCTAGCCTTGCAAATTCAAGTTGTAATGAGGCTACATCCTTAGAAGATGCACCAAATGAAGCGCCCAAATCAATAGCACTTCTTCGTAAGACATCAATTCCCCCCTTCGTTTCGTTTGTAACGGCACGAACCTTACTCATCTCTGCCTCAAAATCAGATAGAGATTTTATTACCTGTGACCCTATGTTAAGAGCCTGCTGAAATCCGACATATCCTAAAGCAAAATTTTTAACTTTATCAGCTATTCCATCAATGGTAGTACCCACACCCCTAACGCTTTTTGCCGCGTCTTGCATAGCTGCATTAAATCCGGCTGTATTAGCCGCAATTTGAACCGCCATTTTTGCCAGAACGCTTTGTCCCATAACTTTTTTTAGTATCCTTCCGTTTTTAATTTCATCACTACCAAATCAGCCAATTGATGCCCGGCTATTTTTGTTTCGGCCTTAATCTGTATCACTTCCCTATGTAGGCCTTCATGTTTTTCTTTCAATTGGTCATGCTCCTCCTCCCGTGTATCTACCCGCGTATGGATGTTTTTAATTTCATCCTTAAACGAGCGTAGGGTATTGATAAACACCCATCCAACAATTGAAGAGATAAAGGTTAGTAACGCTCCGGTAATTAAAGGCCAGTTAATATTTTCCATTTTCTCATGAGTTTAATTTCAGCCCAGTTCTATTTAATAAATTTGCTACCTAAGTTTGCCTTAACATCTTTTAGCGAAATTTTCTTTTCGGCTTGCTTTTCCTCATCATCCTTATCATAACTCAATCGCATAAAATCAGTAGGTTCAAACGGTGTTGGTTTTGTCTTTGAGTCCCTGTTTACATTTGCAAACAAGCACATAAACTGCCTTGTCATTTCCATTTTTAACTCGCGGTCTTGTTGCCTTCGCTCTCTGTCTGCCCTTATCTTCTCTACCCAAAGGTTCCAATCCCACCAAGTTAAACTCCAAAACGTTTTTGAGTCCATGCCCAATTCGCACCGGGCAACCCACTCCCATTCATCTATCGTTTCTTCTTCGGCTTTGCCTCCGCTGGGGAGGCTTGCCCGTTTTTTGGTATGAAACTCTCCAACAATACAGCGGTAACTTTTGCCGCCTGATCTTCGCCCATTTTTTCCAACCAATCGCTAACCATTGGCATAGTTAGTTCAGGGCTTTTCTTATTTGCGAATTGGCAAGCACTACCGTAGAACAGGGCAAGGATGGTGAGCAAATCCTGCTCGACCATCTTTGCAAAAAGTTCCTGTATTGATTTCACACCGGCCTCACGGCAAGCAATAGCTATGGCCATTGTGCCACATTTAAACCCTACTTTTTGGCCGGAAATCTCTACCTCAATTGTGTTCCTCTCCATTAGGTAGTTGTACCAATGTTAAGAGCGCCATCACCTTCATAGGTGAGGTTAAATGTAGCCGCTGAATTAAGAGGCCCAGCCACATTAAACTGATTGAGCAAGGCGTATCCCATAAAATAGGATTTACCGCTCTCCTCATTGCCTGATGTGTCCGTAATGGCCATTTTAATGCCTACCCGCGTTCCGGCCTTATGGGCTGCATATAAAGCCTGTGGCCCCAGGGTGGAGGCAAAATCCCATTTGCCGCTGCAAGTGATTGTCCATGTTTGTGAACCGGACAAAACCTGACGCGCCCCGTTGCTGTCTTTACAGGTTGCATCGATTGTTTCCTTGCCTGAATTTAATTCGCAGTTATCGGTGCAACCGATGGCCACGTTGTCTATAAAAACAAGTAGCTGATTTCCATTAATTATTGCCATTGTTATTTTGGTTTAAAAAGTTCTGTTTTCATTTTCTTTTTTGGCGGATATTCTCCGTTATATTTTTCTGCCTTGCCTTCTGATATTAATCTTAGTGCCGGGCCTTTTGAGTAGTTTAAAATGGTTCCAATCGCATAATCTTTATGAGGGGTTATGTGTCGTTTAAGTAGGCGAACTCGCATTTTCTTGCGCTTCAAATTGTGGTAACCTTACATACAATCCAACCCCATCATTTGTCTGAATGAAATCCTCGGAAGTATTCACGTAACGCAAATAAGTCAGATTAACACTTCCGTAATTTCCACCTGCCTTTCCGTCCAACGCATCAATAACAGCCGCCTCAATATCAAGTGCATCTTCATAATTCTGAGCATAACAAAAAACAGTTGCCGATGGCGTGAACCCTGATGGCCGTTGCCCTTTACATTCAATTGGTGGCCTGCCAGTTGTTCTTACCGCGATGTACGGATGAAGCTCACCCTGTGGCACTACAACCGGGTAAACCTTATATTTATCACTGGCTTTATTTTCGCCAATCAAGGTTTGCACGTTGCTATCTGCTATCAATATGGCTACTATTCCGCCCGTCATGCCTTTAGTGTTCTTTTCATGAATGAGTATAATTTTTTACCAATGCTGGTAGCTATCCTGCTTTCAACCTCAGCTTTTGTAGATTCAAAAGCTGGCGCCATGAATGGTTTCTTTTTCATCATTCCACGGTTGGCGCCTTTCTTGTTTTTTCTTTGCTTGGTTCCGTATTCAACTAAATGCCCATGAAAGCCCCTGTTTTTACCTCCCCTGCGCGGGCCGGCAATCACTAATCCAATCTCATCACTTTTACCAAAGCCTACCTTTTCCGCTCCAATAGAATCTACCAGATTACCAGTAGGCCCTTCGGGTGCCAATAACTTAGCCCGATCAATCAACGGTTTGGCCGCGTCCGCATGTGCCTGCCCCAGGATTTTGTGATTGAGTTGCAACGGCAATCCCTTTAGAACTGCGTCTATCTCTTTCACTCCGGTTACTGAAATTTTAACTCCGCTCATGTGGCGTAAATAGTTGGCACTTCGTTTGGCACTTCTTCGGCTGCTATCATTAAAAAACCATCTCTGCTTTCTTCGTGTTCAGCGATGCTGATAATGTTGAAATATTTGCTTGCATAAACTATTCTCATTTCTGGCGTTATATCGGTTCTATAATCAATTATAAAACTTGTGTTTAGCGTGCTCTGTATTTGATCTGCCACTACTAATTCTGCCCCCGGCTTTTGATCTACCTTTGCCCATACCTGGGAGTCAGAATCAATCACTTCCCACCCTGCCAGTGCATCTTCATTGGCGGAACCGGATGTAATAATCTTTTGCACAAAGACTATTTGCCGGTCTAATTGCCCACGCCTTATGCGACTTTGCAGCATAGCTCATTTTCAACTTTCTTTCCATTCTTAAACTTCTCCCACGGATGAATATTGGTATCG